ATGGATGTGTACTATGGCGATGACTACGACCAGTTAATAGATGACAAGATGGTCGAGGCCATAACGACTATGGTACAGCAAGCCTATCTTGGTGACTTTCCTGAGTGGGAAGTGCGAGAACACATGCTAGACAGATGCGAAACATGGCACAACAAGGGAAAGTGGTATCTGCGTGACCCTAATGATGTATGGCGAGAATTTGCAACAGACGAAGTATCGGAGATTGAAGATGACTAAAAAATACAAAGGCATTGATGCCGCAACTGTAGCCCGTCTGAAAGACGGTGTAACCAACTTCACCCAAGAGGACGCACGCTACTACATGCGTCTGCATGGGACAGAAGCACTGATTCTGCATGACCCAACAATCAATGATTGGGTCTGGTACAAAGGAGACAAGTGATGTGGAAAAAAGTTGACATCGAAGAAAACCTTACAGGTTATGATGTTGACACCATCGGGCAGGTGGTGTATGATTGTTTGATTGATGCGGGATACTCCCCGTCAGAAATAAATTGGGACTTAACAGTGGAGTTTTACGATGACCCAGATATTGACTAAACCTGACTGGCTGGAAGGCCACGGCTCACCCTCTGACAGAGGTAGTGCAGATGCCTACTATGGTAGGCCGTATGACCCACACTACTGGCCTGAAGGTACTCACAAAGGCATCCGTGTGTCTGCACAAGACATGACAGACGAGCAGAAAAAAGCCTACATGAAGGCGTACCTAGAGCAGGACGACTACAAGGATTGGGGATGAGATGCCGTACAAACCAGAAGAAATCAAAAGACGTATTGCCACACTCAAGCAAGCGCATCCAGAGATTGACTGGGAGCATGACCCACTATACAAGCCCCCGCCTGAAGAAGAAGGGCTGACTTCGTATGAGAAATGGAAACTGAAACGAAAGGAAGGCAAGGATGCCTAACCATTGTTACAACCGACTGACTATTACGTCAGACAATCATGGACTGCTAATCCAGATGCGTGATGCTGCGTTGATGGAAGACGAGAAACTCTTAGAGTTCCTGTGTCCGTTCACAAAAAAGACTGACTACAAGTATGACTATGACTGGTGTGTAGAAAACTGGGGAACCAAGTGGGACATCTTTGATGTTGACGTAATATCTCTGGTTGATGACGAACTTGAACTGTGCTTTAGCACTGCATGGTCGCCGCCTGTCGAGGCAATACGGCATGGTTCAGACCGCTACGGCTTTGACTTTGAACTTACCTACAAGGAAGAAGGCATGATGTTTATAGGTATAGCATTGCCCCTCATGGCAACACACTATAGCTATACATTTGATAAGCCGCCGCATGAAGAAGGGATACCCGACCATCTAATAGATGAATGGGGTATAGATGTAGACTATGATTACTACATTATAAATGCAGAAGATGACGAACTGTCTAGCGACCAGAAGGAATGGCGCAAGATGTTACTTGAAGACATGCAAAAGGAGTATGGCAATGGCTAAATACATAGTAAGGCTGACAATTTCCACAGCAATAGAAGCCGAAGACGAAGACGAGGCTTTGGAAGAAGCAAAGTTAAACTTTGACTATAGTGATTTACACTATGCAGATGTAGAGATAGAGGAGTTACAAAATGTCTAAGAAAAAATACATAGCAGTAGGTGTGATGGAGTTCGACATGTTTGTTGAGTTCGATGAAGACGATATCCCTGCAGGCATGGATGAGTGGGAGTATGCCCGTCACCTTGCCGACCACGGCGCATGGGAAGAAGAAGCACATGGCGGTGACTTCCGCATCTGTGACGTAATGGAGAATGAAGAATGATTGACGTATCAATTTTGTTTATATATATAGTAATCGTAGGCTTTATTGGCTACTACATTTTGGATAGGAAAAAGTAATGATGTTAGCAATATTAATTGACCCGTTCACCGAAACGATTGAGGTGGTGGACTACTCTGGAGACTGGCAAGATATTTCTACACTGCTTGAGTGTAGTTTGTTTACGACCATTGACCTTGGTGACAGTGACACGCTGTATGTAGATGACGAGGGGTTGTACGTTGAAGACCAACGCTTCTTTAACCTAGAAGGTTATCCACAACCTCTCGCAGGTCGTGGTCTTGTGTTGGGATACACCCCTGATGGTGACTCTACTGATAGTAGCCTGACTGTATCACAGGTACAAGATATGGTATCGTGGTGTCCCGAAGGGCTGACAGTAGAGCCTAGCTTCGAGGTACACGGCTTCAACAACCCTGCAGATATACTTGAGGCTTTGGGTATTGATACCAAGACATTTACTGGTACAGTAACCACAGGCAAAGGAGAAGATAATGCTTGACATACCCCTGTCAATATCATATATTGAAATCGGAATCCTGATTGGTGTGTGGTTAAACACGACAATCAATGTGTATAATTTTATGAAAGGATAGCCTGTGGCTAGATATGAAGTTTCGTTTGTGATTGACACAGACATTGAAGATGCGGGTCAACAACCTTGGTGGCTCCTGCTAGGCGATAACGCAATGCCTATGGAATGGCTTGAGTATGTAATGGTTCGTGACCTAGAACCAGAGGAGCAGGTATTGGATGTTGAGTTCATGCCTGATACAATCAATGTGATTGACATGGTGCAAAGGCAGGAGCCGCCGAAGCCTACACTAACGCTAGTGGTGAACAACGATGACGAACAACCAGAAACTGCCGAAGAACCGCAGTCCGATAGCTAAGTCTCTGTCCGAAGGACAGTACCAACCTAAAGTAGTGAAGCCCAAGAAAGGCAAGGGAAGCTACAAAAGAAAAGGAAAAGAAGATGACCAATAAACACACGAAAATGTTTCGACCTTGGTATGAGGACAACGTACTCAGCCAGTGGGAGAAGGTAAAAACTGGTGATAAATCATACACTTACAAGAAGGTCAAGCAGGTACGTTCACACAAGGACGACAGGCTTGGTCGTCAGTGGGAACACGAAAGGATTTGGAATGACTAGTCAGCTACTCGTACTTGCGGATGAGTTGCAACCGCAGATTGGTTCGGGACACAGGTGGGTCGAAGCCAAGATAGGATACAAGTGGGTGTTCGTGCGTGAGCGTACAGACGGAAACCGCAAGCGTATCAAGCGACAACTATGGGACAGTCTGGTAGCACAGACAGAACGATATCTTGCAAGGCAAGAAAAAGGTTTTGCAAAACTGAGAAAGAAAGCGGAGAAAAGAAATGGATAAATGGGATGACGTTGGATGTGTCAGGGAATACTTGAGTGCCTGCCCCTATGCAGAATTTACTCAGATAGATGACATCTATGATGACGGTGATGTGTACGTCCTAACAGTAGGCATGGCAGTCAGGAAGGAAGACTTAGAAAATGATTGAGACAATATTTGCTAACGCCCTGATGTGTATGTCATTGAACATATACCATGAAGCACGCAACGAAAGCACAGCAGGACAGCTTGCAGTCGGGCAGGTCGTAATGAATCGTGTGTATGATGACCGCTTCCCCGACACTGTTTGTGCAGTGATTAAGCAGGGCATTCATTGGGAAAGCAAACCAGCCCGTAACAGATGTCAGTTTAGCTGGTACTGTGATGGCCTGTCTGATAAGCCACGCAATAAAAAAGCTTTTGAGACAGCACAGGAGAACGCACAGATTGTGTTGAACGGCTGGTTCGGTACGTTCATGGACGGGGCTACACATTACCACGCTGACTATGTAATGCCTAGTTGGTCGAAGACCCACACGAGGATTGTCAAGATTGACAGCCACATTTTCTACAGGTGGGACTGATGATTAATAAATCAAAAGCAGTTCTTGTACACTGCTCCGATAAACTTGAGTCACCTACCCGTGATGTCGCAGAGGGATTTATCGGGGGCGAGTGCCGCTTGGTTCAGCTTCAGGATGGAAGGCAACTTGTGATTGAAAAGAAACAAGACATGAACAAACCAATCAACGAGGAAGTGTTTCTCATGTATAATGAGGACGACTCTTGGCCTATGGCCTTGTCGTTCTTCGGTAACGCTTTCTTGTTGACAGATAAAGCGAAGTGGAAAAACGATGAAACTAATTAGACGCTCAATATATTCTGGCAACATGCACGAGATGGACTTGCCCATCACCTATGCACAGATACGAAGATGGCAAGATGGCTGGGCAGTTGACCGTGCCTTCCCTGATTTGACACAGGAAGAGATTGCCTTTATATTAAATGGAACGCTTCCAGACGAGGAAGTTGAGATAGCAATGATGGAGAAAACTTTTAGCGATGTCACACTACACTAACAACCTATGGGAAAAAGATAGAAGGCAACTCTTTAGAGAGTTGTACCACCAGTATATTGAAGAAGGCTACAGCCAGAAGGAAGCAAAGAAAATAGCACGGGAAGAAGCTACAGAGATGTATGCAGACAGCGTGGACTTTGCGATGGATGCCGCAGACAAGGAGTTTGACCAGTGATGAATGATGTACAGTTGAAACGCCACCGTGACTTAGTTCACCGCCGTAGGCTAGAGCATAAGCGGAAAGAACTTGACCCTGATAATCGGTCATGGTACTATGATGGCGATGGAACAAAGCGGGACAAGAAAACCAATGGAGCAGTTGAATGAATAGATTTATACGGACGAAACAGCAAGAACTAAAGGCACTAAGGCGCAAAGCCATCACTTCACAGAACAAAGCAACGACCAAGAAAACTATGACCGAAGCAATGAGAGAGGTTAAAAATGTATCGCATGATGTATAAGACACAGGGGTCAGCCCCTGCCTTCATGGAAGAGGTGAAGGACGTAAGCGAGTTCCTTCGCTATCGTGAACTGGTTGCCAAAGGCATGGGGTTCGCAACAGAGATAGTGAACGGCAAGCTGTTCCTGTATGACAGGGGCAAAGAGTTTGGCATCTACTACGCAGAGAAAGGTGAATAGATGAATACTGAAAAAGCAAACGTGGTCAGCCGTGGTGAGTGCGGCAAGTGTGGTTCGTCAGATGGCAATGTGCTGTATGACAACGGCTCACGCTACTGCTTTGTGTGTGAGACATACACGGCGGCAGAAGGCTCTGACAGAATTGTTAGTGTCGCAGAACGAAAGGTTCATACAATGAATACACCATTGAGTCAGGGGCAGTTCTCTGCCATCGAAGACCGTGGCATCTCGCTCGAAGCAGCGAAGGCATACGGCATCACTGTCGCAGGTGACAAGCAGATATACCCATACTACGATGTCAATGGTCAGCATGTGGCGAACAAGGTTCGTCATGTCAAGACCAAAGACTTCCACGCCGAAGGCCGACTGCCACAGGCAGGACTGTTTGGACAGAGCCAGTTTCGTGATGGCGGCAAGTATATCACACTGACCGAAGGCGAGTTGGACGCTGTGTCTGCCTATCAGATGATGGGTTGCAAGTGGCCTGTCGTGTCCGTCCGTAATGGCGCACAGTCTGCGGTCAAGGATGTGAAGGCACAGTTCGAGTGGCTCAACAAGTTCGAGAACATCGTTGTCTGCTTTGACAATGACGAGCATGGCAACGCCGCCGCCGCAAAGGTTGCGTCCATCTTCGAGCCTAACAAGTGCCGCATCGTCAAGCTGAAGGCGAAGGATGCTAACGAGTATCTCAAGCATGGTAAGACCGAAGAGTTTATCAAGCGTTGGTGGGATGCCGCACCTTACACACCTGCAGGTATCGTCAACCTCAAGAACTTCGATGGTCTGTACGATGACGAGGACAGGCAGTCAGTTGACTACCCGTACAAAGGCATGAACGAGTTGCTGTATGGTATGCGTACTGGTGAGCTTATCACGTTCACAGCAGGCACAGGTGCAGGTAAGTCCAGCATCATGCGTGAGCTTGAGCATCACCTACTCAACAACACCGACAGCAACATTGGTATCATCAGCCTTGAGGAGAACGTCAAGCAGACCATCTTCCACCTGATGTCTGTCGAGGCAAGCAAGCGGCTCTACATCAAGGAGATTCGTGAGCAGGTTCCACAGGAACAACTGGCACATTACGAGCAAGCTACTGTAGGTACAGGCCGTGTGTTTGCATTCGACCACTTCGGTTCTATACAGACTGACGAAATCCTGGCACGTGTGCGCTACATGGTCAAGGCACTTGACTGTCGCTATATCATTATCGACCACCTCTCAATCCTTGTATCAGGTCTTGAGGGTGAGGACGAGCGCAGGAACATTGACAAGATGATGACCCAGCTACGTTCACTGGTCGAGGAGACACAGTGTTGTATGCTTCTGGTATCACACTTGCGGCGTGCATCAGGCGACAAGGGACAGGAGCAGGGCGTACAGATTAGTCTGTCTATGTTGCGTGGCTCACACAGCATCGCACAAATCAGTGACGCAGTGATTGCTATGGAGCGTGACCAGCAGGCATCCGACCCCGTGATTGCCAACACCACGACCATACGTGTCCTCAAGAACCGCTATGCAGGTGAGACAGGTATCGCTACCTACCTGCTGTATGACCGTGAGTCTGGTCGTATGCAGGAGATTGATGACCCTAACGCCGAAGACTTTGACACAGTAGAAGCAGGAGACTATCTATGAAACTCAAACCAATACACGGCGCAGTGAACATCCCGTTCAGTCGCCAGCGTTACGAGACATCTGACGCACCAGCCAAGGACATTGTGATTGCCTACCTCAAGCGTAATGGTCACAAGATTCTTGACAGCAAAGAAGATTTTTCTGTTGACATCAAGTCAAAGAAAGGCGATAATACATACTTCAGCGAGGTTGAAATCAAGTACGGTTGGAAGGGTGATTGGAACCCTGACTGGAAAGAGATACGCATACCGTATCGCAAGCACAAGCTGATTAACAAAGTGGCTGATGCCGATGGCTTCTTCAACTTCTACATCCTACGTGCTGACCGCAAGGCGGCGTGGCGCATCAAGGATAACGTGGTTGCAGAATCAGATGTGCGTGAGGCACAAGGACGTAACATTGTGAAGGGTGAACACTTCTTTCACATCCCATACGAGAAAGCAGAGTTGATTGAACTTGAATAAAACTTTAAAGAACTGTAAATCTTGTAACAAACACAAGCCTATCCACAAGTTCGTAACGGATGAGAGGTGGCCTAGTGGCAGGGGTTCTCATTGTATCCCCTGTTACAGGAAGCTTAACAAACAAGAGAAAAAGGAATATTGGAAATGAAGAGATTAGCAGTAGACATTGAAACAGACGGGCTTGATGCCAAACAAATCTACTGCGTAGTGGCACGAGACTTAGATGAAAAAAGAACCTATACATTTACACCCAACACTCTTGAGAATTGCAAGCAACTCTTGGAGTCTGCTGATATTCTGGTGTTTCATAATGGCGTATCTTTTGATGCTCCTGTTCTGAAACGATTACTCAATATCAACATACCTCTAGACAAGATACGTGATACGCTTATCCTGTCACAGATGGCTAACCCTGTGCGTGAAGGCGGTCACTCGCTTGAAGCATGGGGTAAGTCTCTGGGGTACAACAAGATAGAATTTTCTGATTGGTCAGAGTATTCCGACCAAATGTTAAAGTATTGCATTAGGGATGTAGAGATTACAGAACGTGTGTACAATATACTTGTGCCAGAGATGAAGAGGTTCTCACCACGCAGCATACGCCTTGAGCATCAGGTTCGTGCAATCGTAGACCAGCAGGAGCGTAACGGCTTTGCACTCAATGTGCCTACCGCCATGCAACTGATGGCTAGACTGTCGGACGAGGCAACACAAATCAAGGCACAACTACAGCAGAAGTTCCCGCCGATTACTGAGATTAGATACTCTGACAAAACAGGTAATCGTTTGAAGGACAAGGTGACTGTGTTCAACCCCGCATCACGCAAGCAGATTGCAGAGCGTCTGTCTGAGTTAGGCTGGAAGCCTCATGCCTACACAGAGAAAGGCCAAGCCATTGTGTCAGAGGAAGTGTTAGCAAAGGTTGACATACCCGAAGCACAGATGGTTGCACGCTTTCTTCTCTTGGAGAAACGTGTCTCACAGATTAAGTCTTGGATAGATGCAGTCGGTGAAGATGGCAGGGTGCATGGTAAGGTTTGGACGCTGGGTACAATCACAGGTCGTATGACACACACTTCGCCTAACATGGCGCAAGTACCCGCAGTATACTCACCTTATGGAAAGGATTGTAGAGATGTATGGACTACTACTTCTAATAATTATGTGCTTCTTGGTAGTGACGCAAGCTCACTAGAGTTGAGGATGCTTGCACATTACGTGAACGACAGGGACTTCACACGTGAGGTTGTTGAGGGTGATGTGCATACCGCAAACCAAAAGGCGGCAGGGTTGCCGACACGTGACAATGCCAAGACATTCATCTACGCATTCCTGTATGGAGCAGGTGCGGCTAAGATTGGTAAGATTGTAGATGGCTCTGCTAAAGAAGGTAAGAAATTAATTGATAAGTTTTTATCCAACATGCCTGCACTCAAGGCACTGCGTAGCAAGGTAGATAAGCTTGCATCACGTGGCTATGTGCTAGGTATTGATGGGCGTGTGTTGCAGATACGCTCTGCACATGCAGCACTCAACTCCCTGCTACAGGGGGCAGGTGCAATCGTCTGTAAGGAATGGCTCAAGCACATTATCATACAGGCAACTAAACGCAACCTCGACTTCAGACTTGTTGCGAGTATTCACGATGAGTACCAGTTCGAGGTTCGTAAAGACCACGCCGAAGAACTTGGCGAAGTTACAAAGCTGGCGATGAAACTGACAGAGCAATCTCTCAAAGTTCGTTGCCCTCTCGACAGTGAATACAAGGTCGGGAAAACGTGGGGAGATACCCACTAGAAAAAAAGTGTTGACATTTGATTCTGGATGTGGCACTATATAGTGGTCGTCGGCAATAACGTCACGACATTACAACCAAAACGAAAGGTAAAACGAAATATGACCGTAGTAAAAGGTAAAGCATATTGGGCATCAGTACAACAACCAAACACCACTTACGAACCTGAGTGGGGCATCGACATTCTTGTTGATGACAACAATCGTGCCGCACTTGAGGCAGATGGTCTTACCATCAAGAACAAAGGCGATGACCGTGGTGACTTCGTTCACATTCGCCAGAAGGTAACACGCCGTGATGGTTCGCAGAACGAAGCACCCACAGTTGTGGATGCACAGAAGCAGGCATTCACTGGCCTCATTGGTAATGGTAGCGTTGTGAATGTAATGTACACACCGTTCCCGTGGGAAATGAATGGCAAGTCAGGTGTATCACCACTTCTCAAGAAGGTTCAAGTTGTGGACTTGGTTGAGTACAAAGCAGGGGAAGACTTCGATGTCGAAGATGGCTTTACTGCTTCAGACGCACCATCAACTAGCACAGAATTGAATGACGACATCCCTTTCTAGATAGTTGATAAGCACGGGGGCGACAGTTGGATTTGGTCGCTGGCGATAGCTGCGAGGGCGGGAACGCTATCACTTACATAGGAGACTGAGATGGAAACAAACTTACCCGAATACCTTGTGATACTGTGCTTCGGACTTGCAGGTTTTATTATAGGCTGGGCAATGCCACGAGGCAGACACCTGAAAGCACTTCAGTTGCGTGTCCTCAAATCACTGCACAACTTCTTCGCAGATGAGGAAGAGTACATTGCACACAAGGCACAACGCATTCGCAAAACCATAAAGAGAAAAGCTGGGACACGTAGCTCAACTGGATAGAGCAGCAGACTTCTAATCTGCAGGTTGCAGGTTCAAGTCCTGCCGTGTTCGCCAACACAGGAGATACAGATGTTGCACGCACTAATCGACCTTGGACAGACACTACTGCTGGTCTACATAACCTACATGGTAGGAAGGAAATAACATGACTAAGACACTCGACACACTCGTACAGGACATTTACTCGACCCTAGAAAAAGGTGTTGATGTGTCTAACCCTTCAGTGCAAGAAGCACTGGACGAAGTTGGTAGCCTAGTGCGAGAGGCTGCTGAAACTGTGCTTCGTGAGGGAGAGCGTACAGGTGCATCTAACCTACGACTTTCTCAAATCGGAAAGCCAGACCGTCAAATCTGGTACGGAGTACAGGGTGAAGACGGAGAGCCTCTGAATGGACAGACCCGTATTAAGTTCCTGATGGGTCATGTTCTTGAGGCTCTCCTGATTTGCCTGACCAAAGTGTCTGGGCATACAGTCGAAGAGGCGCAGGACACCGTAGAGGTAGAAGGCGTGCTTGGACATCAGGACTGCGTGATTGACGGTGTGCTGACAGACATCAAGTCTGCATCGGCCTTTGGCTTCAAGAAGTTCAAAGAGAACAGGCTGTCAGACGATGACCCGTTTGGGTACATTGCACAGATTAGCGCATACGCAACGAAGAACAACCGCAATGAGGCAGCATTCCTTGCTATTGATAAGAAC